TGTACCAACGGCTGTGTTATTTGCTCCTGTGGTATTTGCATACATAGAGAACCAACCTACTGATGTATTTGAAGAACCTGTGGTGGTTGATAGTAAAGCAGCATAACCGACTCCAACACTTTGTGTTGCGGTAGTCATCGCATATCCTGCTGCTGCACCTATCAAAGTAGCTTGTGAAAGATTCCCTGCTTGTCCTGCGTCTCTACCTACCAGAGTATTATGTTCTCCTGTTGTGATTAGCTTACCCGCATTCCAGCCAAGTGCTGTATTGTAATCTGCTGTGGTATTTGCTTCTAGTGAACCTTCACCAACGGCTGTATTATATGCTCCGTCAGTGTTTGCTCCTAAAGAACTTGTACCAACTGCTGTATTAAAAGATGCTGTAGTATTAGCGTCTAAAGCTAAAGCACCCACGGCAACATTACTTGCACCTGTGGTGTTAGCTGCTAAAGCGTTATAACCAAGACCTGTATTGTTAGAAGCTGTAGTATTTGCATTCAAAGTATTATAACCAAGACCTGTATTTGAAGCACCTGTGGTGTTTGATCCCATACAATAAGAACCTACAACAGTGTTATCAGTACCTGTCGTGTTTGCAGTCAAAGTGTTATATCCAACTGCTGTGTTATCATCACCTGCATTACTGGAAGCGTCTAAAGAAGCAGTACCGATTGCTGTATTTCGAGAAGCAGTAGTAACATACAGTAAAGCATTTTGACCAACAGCAGTATTATCAGCACCTGTTGTTAAAGCACCTCCTGCTGAATACCCTACTCCTGTGTTACCTGTTCCTGACGTATTTGCTCCTAAAGCACCATAGCCTACTGCCGTTAAATAACTTGCTGTTGTTACAGCATCTAAAGCCAAAGCACCAACAGCTACGTTTTGAACACCTGTAGTCACTGCTACGCCAGCTTGATATCCAACAGCTACGCTATATCCTTCTGCTCCCGCATTTTGAACTTTAAGTGCTTCAAAACCAACCGCAACATTTTTACCATTACCATCTTCTGTAAGAAGGGCACTAGACCCGATAGCTACGTTTTCTGCTCCAGTGGTTAAAGCACCACCTGAATTATCACCAATTAAAGTATTATCCGAGCCAGTAGTGACTGCATCCCCTGCCGAGTCACCAACCGCTACATTATCTGTTCCAGAAGAATTAGCGGTTAAAGCCGAAGTTCCTACCGCAACATTGTTGCTGGCAGTCGTTGCTACCAATAAAGCACCTGATCCAATAGCCACATTAGAAGCACCTGTGGTTAAAGCACCACCAGCGTTATCGCCTACTACGGTGTTGTCGGAACCAGTAGTGACCGCATCCAGTGACGCTTCCCCTATCGCTACGTTGTCCGTACCTGTGGTTAAGGCTGTGCCTAAATTACCGCTACCGAGTCCTACGTTGCCTGTGCCCCCTGTTAAATCTAAAACGTCAGTAACGGCAGCACCTGATCCTGCTCCGTCAGTGGCAATCATCTTAATACCGCCATTCGGTATTACGACATTGGCTCCTGTGCCTTGGGTAAGGGAAACTGCGTAACCAGCAGAGTTCTGAATTATCCAGACTTTACTAACTGTGTTGGGTGCGAGGGTAACTGTGTTGAGTGCGGTAATAGAACCTGTTAAGGTTAATACCATTCTTCTTGCTTCCGAATCCGTTTCATCACCATCAGGTATAGTAATCGTTTCAGAAGTCCCCGTGATCCCTGTTGATGAACTACCGAAAGCATCTGCTATCAGCGTTAAATTCGTATTTGTTGTTGTACCCCACGTTCCGCTACCGTCACCAGTAGCCATTTCGTTGAGTCTTAGATTATTTACATATGTACTTGCCATAATTATTTCCTAATTATTATTAAATTATTAAGCTGCCACATCTTCCCAAGAAGCATCTTGCGAAGGACCAATTTCAGACCATTCTGCATCTTGATCGGGATTTAATTCTCCCCAAACAGCTAAATCTCCAACTGCTCCTGTTCCATATTCCCCAGTAAGGGAAATATTTGCTACTCCTGTAGCGATTAATGTGCCGACACTTCCTGTGCTGGCATCCTGCGTAACCGCTATAATATTATTGGTTACTAGGGTTAATGTGCCTAATGCTGAGGTTCCTGCTACTCCCGTAGGATAAACATTAGCATCACCAGTAACTGTCTCATCACCTACGGATACTGTAGAAGCATGACCACTAACGCCATGTACTGCAAAACCTGCTGCGAGTAGTGTGCCTACGGCACCCGTTCCTGCAAGTCCCGTTTCGGTTACATTAGCATCACCACTAACTGTTTCTGTACCGAGTGCAGTAGTTCCAGCCAGTCCTGTAACACTTACATTAGCAACACCAGTAGCTACTACTGTACCAACAGCACCCGTACCCGCTAAACCTGTTTCGGCTACATTCGCATCACCAGTAACTGTTTCTGTACCTAATGCAGTAGTTCCAACTACTCCTGTTTCTGCTACATTTGCAGCTCCTGTGGCAACAACTGTGCCAACTGAGCCTGTGCCTGCCAGTCCTGTTTCTGCTACATTAGCATCACAGGTAACTGTTTCTGTGCCTAATGCGGAAGTGCCTGCAAGCCCCGTAAGGGTTACAGTAACATCAACTTCAACGGGTTCGCCCCAGGTGCCTTGACCCCAGGTACCTCGACCCCAACCGACAGCCATCGGCTATCCTACGCTATTCTAATAACAGCGTTACTTGCGTCTGCGGTTGGAAAAGTAATAGTAAAGCTACCTGCTGTACTAGTCTTATCACCACCGAAATCAAAGACCGCAACCGAAGGATCGCCTGTAGCCGTGTCATTGAAAATCATGCAACCTCTGGCTGTTATAGTAGCTGTACCAAAAGTTAAATCAGCAAAGTCCGTGAACGCAGTCGTTCCAGAAGTAGTAGGTTCAACTTTAGTTAAAGTTCCCCCTTTTGCCGTGTAATTGGTTCCTGTCGCTTCCTGACTGGTTGAATAAGCTGTAGTAGAAGCACTCATCGTAGCTGAACTGGTATAAAGAGCCAGCTTAAAAGTGTTTCCTCCCGTTGAGAAATTGTGCTTTGCTTGCAAGAGTTCTTTCTTGAAGCTAGTACACATCGCTTGAGTTATCGCCATTATAGTCTCCTAATAATATTAGCTAGGTCTTGTTGACCTTGTTTTTCTAATTGATTGCATACCGTACAAATGTGGTTATTAACCGCTTCTTGCATATAATACGCAATCACTTTTTGACACAGTTCCCTGAACGCATGAGCCTGTGTCTTTATGGGTTCGGGTGCTGTATCGCTTACAGAAATCAATTTATCTGTAGCCATTTTAGCCACTTCTTCAATAGAGTGACCTCTGTAATTCGTTGTCTTTATCCCTAAATCCCCTAGGGATGTTTCAAATTTTTCCGTTTCCATCAGTATTTTTTGGGTTCTAGTGGTTCATTGGAACTCGGAACTATCGGCGTATTTTTTCTGTCTAGCCAGACCAGAGGATTATCATTTCTATCCGAAATACCTATTGGAACCTGACCCCTATCTACTATCTCTGACCACTTAATTAGTTTCATCTCACCGTCTTCTTGATAACTAACAACTGGATCGGCTAAACGATGGTAGCCATATAACTTATCTTTGGCATCAATATTCGCATCTAACAGATTAGAACGCACTGCAATCGACACTTCTGTTCCTCTTTCCATGCACTTAGCACACCAAAACTCACAACAACCCCTGCCCATTTCGGCAAAATATAAATTAGATTTATAGGTAAAATCAGCTCCAAAAATATTCAAACCACCTACCCTATTCCAATACGCAAAGGCTATTCCATAAGCTACGGTATTGTTTAAATAAGCACATTTAGCATCCTCTATTAAAGGTTCCAATGGAAACAGCTCTGCGGCGGGTACCCTCTTGTCCAATTCACAAGTGTAAACTGGACATTTTAACGTAGGTAATACTTCCCTCATTAGCTCAGTCATATCGCCTGCATCTTCCGTATCAAAAAATCTTGACGGAGGATCAAGAAGAAAAACTCTATCAGGATTAGGAATTACTCCACACATAGCGTTTATTGCCCAAACCTCATCAAATTTCTCGCTGTGCGTAATGGCTAAATGGTAGTCTAACTGACTGTTACCCATCGCCACCAAAGCTATCTTTTTACCCTCTAATTCGGGTATTGGTTTCTTTAACATATCTGCTCCTTTTAAAAATTAACTCATTACAGGCATTCTTAATTGCCCACCCCTGTAGGCATCTTTCCTATCTCTGCCGTCTCCTAAGACTTTTAACCGTGCAATAGATTCATCATAGCGTTCACGATACAGTGCCATTAAATCTGGCTCTCCTTTCATAAACGTATAAGACTCAACCAAACAACCGTATAACAGAGAAGACTCAGCATTCGTAGATAACCAAGTAGTTCCGCCTGTAGCTCCTGAAGTTATGGAAGCAGGCTTATAAAAATAGTGTACTTCAGCAGTAAATGCGGCTCCTGGTGTGGGCGACATAATAAAGAAATCATCACTGAATATGGAATAATACTTGGGGAAGGAACCACTTCCAGTAGCTGTTGCCGAAGGATAAGTTTCCCTTATCCAGTTGACATCCTTGTTCAATAAAAACTGTTGATTACCGTCCCCGTCAGTAACCGATAAAGAATAAGGAGCCAGAAAATCACTTGGTATAGATAAATATTGATTATCGGCTGAGGTAGTACCGCTTTGATTCTTTCTGAATACAGGTAACTGTACGGAGTTTAAGATACGGGCTTCTGCCTGTTTAATAATCTGATCTAAGTCATTGACAAAGGTAGTCTCAGAATTTTGTAGATAATCTTTTATTAAGGTTTTTAATTCAGTTAATGTCATGTTGTTGTCACCGTTAATCTTCCTATTTTTCCTTGCATCACCATATTGTTTAAATCACTAGGACCGTAAGTTGAGTCCCAACCGCCAATCGGGTCCCAAGAAGATAAACGTCTACTCGCCTGTAAAGATGGGTCGGGTCTCGGATCACGAATCGCTATTGCATCAGACACATCCATTTTACCAAGTTGTAGCTGTGGCTGGTCG